CTTCATTTGGTCCAATGTATAATTGTCCAACTTTATTTTCAATAACATAATCATCAAATATTGTTTCTGTATTTTTTGGGTCAATGGAAAAATAACCAAAACAAATTGTATTCATATGATTGTGTCTTTTCAATACGGTTTCTGCACTATGCCGATTTATCCAACATTGTAACCACAAAGGTTCTTCAACTTGAACATAATCTTTCACAACAAAACAAAGGTCTTTAAAGATTTTATAGTATAATGGAAAACCAGCAGTCATTTGAAAAAAATTATAATATCTATAAAACCAAGTGCTATCAAATTCTCTAAAAGCAAAATCATATCTTGAAAGAGCTATTTCCGCTTGTTCTTTTAAAATTTTTTGGTTTTCAACTATGAATGACGATTGATATATTTTATAGTTTAATTTTTCGTCATAGTGTTTTAATTTAAACATTTATTTTTCCAAAACCTTTTTCAATATCAACTTGAATTTTACAACATCTTGTGGTAGAAATGAGGCATACTTTTCACATTTACGCCTAAAATCAGGCCAACGAATTGTATCGGTGATTTTTTTGTCCCACATCGGAAAGAAATTTAGAATTTTATTCAGTATTACCAAAGTTTCAATTGTAATCTCTTTGCGTAATGCCTTTGTCAATAATACCGGGTAATCGCCATCTGTTTTGATGACCTCATTTGGGTCACTTAGATTCTCAAAGACTGTTCTACAATCATTCTCAAACGCATAGGAAAGACTTTGGATGACTTTTTGGCGATTGCGATATCTTATGTCAGCATCTTCTTCTAAAAGTTTACCAACCCATGTTTTATCGTCTTCCAGAAAATTGGCAACCAAGAAATCTATTAAGGCATCCTTGTTGGTATACTTTCGGGAAAGTTTATAGAAATGATACTTGTCTTTACGATTTTCAAAGGACTGAACCGAATGGTTTGTTTTACCATTGTATTTGAAAAAATCGTATGTGTCCTTTGAGAAATGTAGTTTTAAAGATTCGTATATTCCAAATGTTTCATAACCAGTCATAAAGGTAAACGAGAACTTTTCTCTTTCAACATGTTATTATCCATAGCATCACCTTCCAACTTAGATTTTAAATTGGCGTTTACTAATGTTGCCGCCACTTCTATTTCAAGTCCAGTTTGTTTACAGTATTCTACAATCGCTTCTATGTGATTGTAATCAGTTTTGGAAACAAGAGCGTCAATGGCTTTGGCAAACTTCGCCATTTCATCTTTTGTTGGCATTATTCCTCACTTTTACATACTGATTGTGGTGCGTGAACAGGACAATTATCGTCATAACAATGATGTGTTGCCATCATTTCTTTGTTCAATCCACACACTTCGCAAGTGGTTGCATTGGCACGAAATCTAGGAGGATTCATCAATGAATGAACTGTGGCATTCCATCTTTGTTTTGCCTGTTCATCCAAAAAACTATTGTATTGAGGAGTTTCAAATTCTTCAACACCATCATTATCTTCATTCCATTCATCTTCATTTACGAAATCCAAATGACCTTCAAAATGAAATCCTGCACCACGCAAGAACATTTCAAACTCATTCAAAATATCATCCAATGTTTCCGCATTAAACTCAACGGATTTTTTAGATTGAATGCTATGCACAAAAGGCATAGATTCTTCCTGACAAACAAAAGTAAATTTAGACATTATTTCACCACACTTTCATATAGATTTTCAAATTGTTCATTCACAGCAACTTCTTCATCAAAGTTTTGCTTGTGATAAACTCTCACCAACTTCGCAACCAGTTTCTTAGGTAATTGCATTTGTTTTGCGGTCTCTGCAATACTCTCCCGAATAAAATCGTTTTCACCTTCGATTCGTGTCATTGAATCGGAACATTCTTTTACGATTTTAAACAACTTCTCACGGTCTGGTTGCGATAGTTGATTAATGCTCAACTGTTGAACTGCCATAACAAAAACTCCTTTTTATTTTTTAGCGGACGATGCTACATTATGAGATTGTGCTGAAGCCGCAAATGCAACACAAATTAAATCATCACTCTTGGCATACGAACAACGGACAGATAGTGGGTCAATTCCCTTTGCTATCGCACCATCAATATTTCCTGCCATCAATGTTCTATCTTTAATGAAATAATACGACATACTTCCAACTGTGGTTAAAAGAATTAATGTCAAACAAATAACAAATGTCGAATCTAACTTAATTAAATCTGATACCTTTGCGTTCATAGTTGTTTTAAGTCCTTTCTGTTGTAAAAAATGTGTCTGCCTATTACTGCTGTTTTTTCCATGTTTTTCCATTTTGGACTCACATAATCTGCATGATAAAATAATGCACCGTGGGTTGGGTCTTCTATTCTTTCATAATTAGCATAAACATATATTGCCAAATTTCTAATGTCATTATACAATGAATTGTTACTATTTGTCAAGACCCTACCTTGCGACATTGCCTTAGGTCTTTCTTCGCAGTACCATGAAAATTGGCAAACACCTGCCATTTTTTGTTTTACGACACTACAAATATCGGATTCAAAGCGACTACTTTTTACACGATTGATGGTGACAAATGCTACGGCAACTTTACCTATATCAGGCTCGTGACCTGCTTCAAAGTAAATATTTTCCGCTAAACATTCAATTTCTTTTTTTGTATCTTCTGTTAAGTTGTTGTAATATGCTTTATATGGCATACTTGGTCTTTCAAAATTTGCCATAGCAACACTAAAACTCAAAATCATAAATGCAACAACAAAGGTAATTAATATGCGAACCTGCATAATTCTCCTTAATTAGTTAAGGACCGCAGATGCTAAAATCCGCGGTCCAATCCCGTATCAGGTGGACTTTTTGCTAGTCTTTTCTTGTGTATTGTTGGGGATTTGTGAAACGAAGCCGTTTAGAATTTGCGCTTTGGCAATAATATCAGCTTCACTAGGATATGGAGGGAATCCCGGATGTGCCGGTATTTCACTTCCATGTATTTTCGCAACCTCACACTTTGTAGCGTATTCGTTTGCGACTTGCTCACGCTTACCATAATAATCTTGCTCAAGCATACCTTGAGCCATTTTCAATAAATCCAATCGGATTTCGAATGGTGTCATATTTGACATAGTTTTCTCCTGTGTGTGTTATACTGGCGAGTGTGTGTGGTGCCAGTATTATATTTAGTGGTTTTTAATCCCACAAACCTTGATAATACTTACCAAATAGACGGAATCCATTTTTCATTCGGTTATGCACAATCTCTATTCCGTCATAATCACATTTGTAGGTGTGATTTGGTCCATCTTTCATCTGGTAAAACTTATGTTCACCTTTTGCAACTTCATTTCCATCTTTATCGACAGGTACCCAAAGGGTATCAAAATCACCTGAACAATATGCATTTTCCCAAGAATCATCAACTTTATGTTCAAATGCAAAAATCATTTCATCGAGGACATAATCCCAACGCTTAAAATGATTCGCATCGGTATCATATTCGTTTTCTTTTGGTGGTGCGGATGTAGATTTCAATTCATCTGGTACATCCTCATCATCAACAAAAGGAGAACCATGTTTGGTCTCTTTTAATTGTTTCAACATTGGAAGAATGATGTATGAGAGTGTGTGGTCCATCGACCAAGTATCCCATTTATCAATCTTCACATAATCAATCTTGCGGTCAACTTTATCCCAAACCCATTGAATTGCACGACTAATAGGTGTTAAACGGTCAGACCATTTTTCGACCCACTCAGGATGCTCAATGTATTTGTATTTGCCATCTATCTCATCCAATGCAGATTGAATGCTACTATTGCGGCTACATTTCGACCAGTCTGTCCAAAAGAACATGTAGTCCAAAATTGTATAAGGACTAATCCAATGGTCTTTGTATTTGTTGATGTAAACTTTCATGGCATCTCATAAAATAATTTGTGGGTGATTTGCTTTATGGCATCACCCGAGCCATAAAGAATTACTTCTTCTTTTCTTCTTTTTTCACTTCAGCTTTTGGTGCTTCTTTCTTTGGCTCTTCTTTTTTGGCAGGTGCCTGAGCGAAAGCGGTTACAGCAAAAGTTGCAGCTACTAGAGCGACTAATGATTTCATAATAATTTCCTTTTATAAAAGTGCCAGTATTCTGTTACGAGGAACTGGCGAAACCCTAAGCAGTTTTTAGGCTGCTAATGCGAACTT